CCGCTCAAACGCATTCTTATCCCCCACCTGCTCAATGGATCCTTGCAACCCGTCAATGTTCTTAATCAGGTCCGTAATCAAAGCCATCGCCTCAGGCGACTTGCCAAACGCCTTGGAAACCTCAAACGACTTAGCCTCATCGCTCAAATCCCCATACTTCCCTTTGATCTTCGTTAAAATCTCAATCATCGGCAGCATATGATTTTTCGAATCGGTAAACTTCAGCCCAAGCTTATCCTGCGCTTCAAACACCTTCTCAAGAAACGAGCGGTACATGGTCCCAGCATTCTCGGCTTTATACGCCCCCTTCAGCGTACCGATAACGCCCAACTGCTCTTCAAGTTTCAAGCCTTTAGAAGTCGCAATCGCCCCCAACTGCTGGAATGCCTCCGCGAAATCATTCCCCTCCGCCTTAAAAATATTCACCGCAACCGCCGTCTGTCCCGCCAGCTTCTCAATCCAATTCGCTCGCCCCATCTCATCGGCGGCAGTCTGGTTGATGCTATACATGGTCCCGACATAATCGGTAATAGTCTGCATATCGCCCTTGGTCGCCTTAGCCAAAATAGCCGAGGCCTGTGTGAACGCCGGCAACTCATTGCCGACCAGCCCGGCAATCGCGGACTGAATTTGATACGCCGAATGCACAAAATCCGTAGCGGACTCGCCATACTGCGTCGAAAACGCCAATGCCGTCTTCGTCATGTTTTGGAGGACGTCATCCGTGACATCCAAACTTTTTAACTCACCCAACCCCGACTGCATCTCCTTCATCGGCGCAAGCATGCTATCCAACGCATACCCGGTCCCGGCCACCCCGGCCACCCCATAACCAATCTTCCGATACCCCGCCTGAATCCGATTCGTCACCGAATCCATCGTCTTCAACATCGCCCCCGCCGGCCCGGACACCTTATCCAGCAGCGAAACCATAAACGTCAAATTCTGCAAGGCTTGCATAACGACCCTAATCCAATGAAAAAATCAAAATTGCAGCGGCAAACTGCAAAAACCACAGCAATATAGGATGTGCTGAACGCAGTGAAGCGCATCAATCGCGATTAACGCGCCGCCCGCCGCCTACCGTCATCCTCAATCGAAGCGATCGATCACAGCCAAAAACAACTATGCAGGATCTGAAAAAACTAGATTAACCGAAAGCCTGGCCAATCCCAGCAGCAACAGCAAGCCTCATCTGCTCCCAATACCGCCGTTCCATCCACAAAGCCGCCCCCATCGTCCCCTCATCCACCGGCAATCCCGGAAAATAATGCCGGCTCAACCACTGCAACTGCTCAAACCCATTCGCCGCTATGCCGTCAGCACAGCATTCGGCTTTTTTAAAACAATCTCAACCCCAGCGCCAAGCTCAGTCGTCACAATCGCCGCAATCTGCAACACCACCACGCCCTTCGGCCGATTCGCCTCAGTCAAAACAGACGAATTAAACGCCGCCCGTGACCCTTCCGCCACCGTCCGGCTCAGCAAATTAAACGCCGGCGTCACCTTATCGGTAGCGGACGTCTCATTCAAAAACTGGTTAAAATCCTCATGATCGGCATTAAACTCAATATCAACCCCGCCCACGCTCACCACAATCGGTAATTTATTCATTATCAGCCCCAAAAATTTTAGAAATACCGCAATTGCTCTCCACCACATACCGCCGGCAATCCGCCGCATAAACTGCAGCTTGGTTAGCTAAGGCGGCTTGGCCCTCAAGAAATCCAGCAAGTCCGCCTGAAAGTTCGGCCCCGGCGGCGGCGTCCGCAGAAACTCCGGCACCTGCACCACCTGGCGCGGCGCCACCACAACCCGGCCTACTTCCGGCGTCGAACAGCCGGAAAGCAGCATGGCCGGCGGCATAAGCATTAATAGTTTGAACAGCTTGTACATGCGCAGTATCCAATTCATGGTTAAAATCACGGCTCACAGCCTCAGCCTGCTGGGTCTTAATCATTTCCTGACCCAACTGAATCTCAGCCGCGCTATTCGCCTGCTTGATGCTGTCGGCCATCCGGATCAGCTCAGCTTCATTGACTTTATGCATGCCCAAAGCCCCAGCCGCCAAACCGCCCAACAACGCCGCCAACACCACATACATCATTTCAAATTCCCCAAAATTCGCCGTTCCGCCCACCGCTCCAAATGCCAAATAGCCCTAGAACCCATATGCCCGGAAATCCCCACCAAAGCCGCCGACATCAATTGCTCGATCCCGGCCGCCTCACACAGAAAAAAAGTCAACACCCCCACAAACCCGCTAGTCACCATCTCCCCAAACAACTCCATCAAATTAAACGGCCTCACCACGCCGTTCTTCAACTTCGTCCGAAAAGACACAACCCCGCCCCAAGACGACAACAAAATCACCCAGGCATAGGTCAAAAACGAATAACTCAACGGGTCCTTCTCAGGCATGTCGACTCCCGGCCAAAAAGAAAGCGTTACGCCGCAGCCGTATCGGCAGCCGCAGCAACGCCGGCACCGGTCGCGGCAGGATCAGCCGCCGCAGCAACACCGGCACCGGTCGCGGCAGGATCGGCAGCCGCAGCAACACCGGAACCGGTCGCGGCAGGATCGGCAGCCGCAGTAACGCCGTCACCGGTCGCGGCAGGATCGGCAACCGCAGCAACACCGGCACCGGTTACGGCAGGATCGGCAACCGCAGCAACACCGGCACCGGTTACGGCAGGATCAGCCGCCGCCGCATCCGCCACCGGCGGCAACACCTTATGAATCACATCGCCAAATACGATATCGAAATGGTCGGCGACGTTCTCGCCATCGTAAACCTCAAAATCGTACATGGATTCAATGGTCTGAACGCCATCACCCAGATCGGCATCGCCGGATACGCTGATTGATGCCGAACCCAAGCCAACCACCTCGGCCCGATACTTACCGACGACGCCCTCAACCGCAGAAATCGCCAACACCGAAGGATTAGACGAAACCACCAAAATAGCCCCATCCACCTCAGCCGCCTTACCCGCCTGGGACAAAGGCGGAAAAGTCAACAAAACAGAAGCAACCAAAGAACTTAAACGAAACGTTTTACCACCCATATCAGGCTCCAAAATAACGAAACTGCCGTCCAAAAACTCCAACCTAGCCAAAAAGCGGACAGCGAAAACCTTCCGGCGGCGTTTGCGCCTGCTCAACCGCAGCAGACCTAAAATCGACATCACATCAATCGTCCGGGGCCTTATTCACCGCGCTATCAATCGTATACCCCGTCAACAACAGCTCACCAAAGGTATCCACGCTCCCAAAATCCACATGCCCGCTCGCCAAAAACACCGACACCGCCCCCACCAACGCGCCAAAACTGGCAATCGTATGCTTCGGCTCCCCAAACAAATAATCCGCAAAACTAGCCCCCGTCTGCCCCCGCGCCCACCGCTTAGCCCAATGCGCCGTAGAGCCCAGCAACGCAATCGCCAGGGATAACAACAAAATTAAAATCGGATTGGTTAACATCGGCCTTCCTTTTTTGTTAGAATTAAATGAATGGTGAAAAACTAATTAATTTATAAATACTGTGTTTTCAAAAATACAAAAAATATTAAAAAAAATTAGAAAACTAATGAAAAAAACAGATATAGATTGGCAAGACAGACAATGGTAATTTCATAAAAACTAACCATTCTGCACGGCGGCCAGAATCGCAGCCGCAGCATGCGCATGCCCACCATTAACACCATTGGTCAAATGGATGCTCCAACCATTCGTAGGCTGTAAATAACCATTCCCAGCGTTATAAGTAGCCGGATATAAATCGACAAACTTAGTGCCGTATTTTTTCGCGGTATTATTAACAATATTACCGACAGCTAATAAATTGTCCGAAGTAAGACCGGCAAAGGCCGTAGGCTTGCCGAATGGCGGAGTAATCAGATAAATATTTTCCCGCTTGTAGCCAAGCTGCAATTGCTTTTTCACAAAATCAGGATATTCATTCGCTAATATAGTGAAATCAGAATTATCCCCACAATCGTTAGTCCCCAACATAATAAACATGCGGGAATCGCTACTTGCAGAGGATTGGTATGGTTGCTGAGCCCATTTTGTTGAGACGCCGCCGGTTGCGGTAACAGACATAGCTGATCCGGTAATAGCCACATTGTTTTCAGGCGTACCCAGTGCATTACTCACCAGCGTCGAAAACCGATCAGTAAAATGTACGCCAACATTCGCCTCGTTATAGCCGACGGTATTCGAGTCGCCAATCCAAATATCGGACGGCTTCCAATATATTCTGCCAATGTTATAGCTTAGGGCTGTAAAAAAATCCTTCAACAACTGTAATTCAGTCGACGTCAAAGCCGGCGACCAGGCCGCATAACCTCCCAAAGACGCCGAGGTATAATATCCGCCGCCATTGGAAAACAACATCAAGTTTGTGGTTGAAGAACTTCCCTTAGCGCCTGAATTCGCTGAATATGCGGAATAACCTGTATATGCCGTATTGCCGGCAGTCTGTGTCCACATAAAATCAGACATATGTACATGCTCAATCAAGCCGCTGCCGTCAATTTTTGACGAATGCACTCCAGAATATCCAAGCGATGTTGTAGAACCATTTCCAGCCAATGCGCCATCAGTATTAGAGGTGAATCGAGACGTCTCAAACACCCCAACGCCCCAATTCAGCGCATAGTTTGTAAAATTTGTGCCGGTATTCAGCTCTTTCGCCGTTCCACCGCCACTACCGTTACCGCCACCGGTCAAGCCCTTCAACTGGGTCAAATCGCCATCGACAAATCCAGTATTGGCCATCACTCGGTTAGGCACATTAGAAGCAAATACACTGGTTTTAAGCTTGCATTGCGCCGCTAAAATTCCGGTCCCTTGAAATGTCGCCAGCTCCAGCAATTTAGGCCACACACTGGAATTGATCAAATTAGCCAAAGGTCCAATTAACGCCGGAATATCGTAAGCATTCAATGCGCCGCCATTCGCTATAACATCGGCTTGCCATGCGGAAATCACCGAGGCCGCCATGGCATACGCCATAGAATCGTTTTGTCGTTTAATCGCCGAAAAAGCATACTGAGCCTTAATGCGAAATTCATCGCCCAGGCCGGCAGTATCTTCCTGCCCAATCAACCAGTCATCCTGGTCAAAATTCAATTTTATCCGCGCTCTGTCTTTGAGATCAGCCATAACCTACCCCAACAAATCCCGAACATCCAGCGCATCCAAATACGGCACCCCATTAATCCTAACGAAGTCCGAACTGGTCACCGAAAACGAAATCTTATGCTTCGTTTTCTCCCCGCCCTTAACGTCATGGTTAAGCATATCGGACACATTCAGCAAGCAGCCATACAACTCAAACCGCTGCAAATCGCTAACAGTCACCCCGCTGACCAAAATATCAACCGTAGGCATCGCCCGCCAACTACCATTGCTCCGCGCCACCTCAACAAACAAATTAAAATTCTTCGAATCAACCTCAATATCACCAGAACACGACACATCCCCGTCAACATACCCGTCAGGAATACCCCGCGTCGTCACCATCTGCCGGTTATCGCTAATCGCCGCGCTCATCGTCTCAACGTGAACCAGCAAATACCCCACCATAATGTCGAAATTCTGCGCCGACAGTCTCTTACTGCTCATAAAAATCCCCTTACAGCGTGGTCAAATCCAACATAATATTGGCCGTCAAATCCTTCGGCACCTGATACGGCCTGGCTTTGATAAAAACCTGAACCTGCGTCCGCGTCACCCAATTAATCAAAATATCGCCATCAATCGGCGCCTGAATCTCCGCCGGAAACGGAATCCCCTGAAACTTCACGGACTTGCTCATCTCGCGCAACGGCCGCATCAATTGCAGCGTCGCCCAATCCGTCCCCACCGGCGACGAATTAAACCGCCGGTTACCCACCAGGCCAATCAACACCAGCCGCACCGCGCGCGCCGCCTTATCCACAATCCGCAGATTTTCGACAACCTGATAATCCCCGGCCGGCGCATCCAACATCTGCCCGTCACTCCAAAACACCCCAGGGTAATCGGAATACAACTGCGGCACCGCAAACCGCTGATCGTTCAGCGCCTTAGCCTGCGCATTGCTATACCGCACACCCGTGTTATCCAGCGGCAAGCCGGTCACATCCACGCCCACCAACGGCCCGGTTTCCACCCGCATTGGCGTATCGGCCACGCTCACCGCTGCATTACACAAGCGCCCGGCATAAATCCCAATCGAACTCGCGAAAATCTGCGCCACCACAGACACCCGCAGCGCATTAATCCCGGTCGTCAAAGCCGTCAACGCCGTTACATACGTGGCCCAGGTCTGCCCAGTACTCGGCGTCGGATCAATCGCCAACGTCGTCGCAATAAAAAACAACCGCCGGCCAAACGCTGTATTAATCGCCCCCGCCTTGGTCTGCATCGCCGTTAATGAAGCGCCTGTAGTCACCGGGGTACAAACCACCACCGCCTCCACGCCCAGATTCGCATTCATCGCCAAATCAACCGCCGCAGACCAGGCCGTGCCATCCGCCACCGCAATCGCCGCGCACGCCCAATTCTGCCCGCCGTTATTCCGCGCGGCGGAAATCTGCGTCTTCAATTCGCTCGCTGCCGTGCCTAAAACCGCGTCCAGATCGGAATCACCATTCAAAAACTGCACGGTATTCCGGTTAATCGGCCCCACGCCAATAAATAAAAAATACTTCTCAACCGTCGGAAAAGCGCCTTGCGCCAAATTCAAAGCATTGACTGTTACGTTACCTAATGCCACGCGCCATCTCCTGTGTCATATCCGAAAAAATATCTTGTATGTACTGCATCACTTCCACGTCAGTAGCGCCCAAAAACGCCCGCGCCGGAATCACCGTATTCCACGTCGTATGCGGTCGAATCCCCGCCTTTTCCCGCATGCTCCCAATAATCGCCCCGGCACGGCCCATGGTCATATTCTGCATAATCCAAGCTAAGGAAGGCCGCCGCACCACCGCGCTCTTGGTCTTCACCTGCCCGTCGATACTCTCTCCGGTCCGGGTCTTAACCTTGTAGCCCAGGGCAATCAACGTCGCCGCCTGCCGTTTGGTCGCTGGCCCCCGCCGCGCCGATCCGGCCGCCGGCAATTTCGCCGCGCTCATCGTCTCGGAAAAACCAAACTGCTGCTTAGCCGCGATAAACCCGGCCAACCCCCGCCAACCAATCTTCGCGGTAGTCCCATCGTTCTTCAAAACCGCCGCCTGCCGCATCAACCGGCTCAACATCTTCCGCCGGTCGCTCCGCTTCTTCCAGCGCCGCTTAAACGGCGTCCCGCCCAAATCCATCTGCGTTTGCACCCGCTTCCGGCTGTCCCGCAAAATCTTATTCGAAACCTTCTTCAACAGCCTGGCCCGCTTGCTCAACGGCATTTTCAACAACGACAACTGCTGATCTAAAGCCAACTTGCCGATCACATCGACAACAAAACCCCCGGTCACTGCGCAATATCCGCCGTCACATCGCCGCTCTCCGCAAACCAAATATCCCCAGGATCAAGCCGATAATGCTTGCCGGCCAAACTAATCGGCCCGGCCACATCCTCGTAAGCAGTCACGTCTTCCAAAAAATCGATAGTCATGATGATATCGGCGGTTTCATCATCCAAAATATCCACCTCGGTATGAATCACCGCCTCACTATTGTCAGAGCGGATATCGTCCCCGTCATGCTCCATCAGCCAAGCGCACACCTGGCCAAACAACAACTCAGGATCATGCACCCGATGCGGAAACCGCTCGATCACCACCATGGCGTCGTATTTCAGCCGAAACAGCACAATCGTATTAGCACCCTTCACGGTTCCGGCCGGTATCGCCTGCGGATTCTCCGCCCAAGCATCGATCTGCTCAGCCGCCACCAAATCCAAACCCACCAGAAACGCCGTCAACCCCGCCAACTGCCTCATAACAACGTGGCCCTAACCCCAAAATTAGCGGTATGCGACTCCAGCGGCAAAAAATGCGCAAATAGCAATTGAACGCTCTTAGTTGACTGATCCAACCAAAACTGCTCTGTTTCCGCCGACTCCTTACCCGCCGCCTCCGCAATCGCCCGCCGATTCATCGTATTGAACTGCGGCAAAAGTTGCGCTTTCGCCATGCAATACACCGCATTCAAATAATGAATAACCAGCACCTGCATCGCGTTAATCGGCTCAGGAAACGCCGTCGTATAATCCACCAACGACGCATGCCCCAACAAAACCGCCGCCGCCTTGCACGGCTCCAAATCGATATTCACATTCACCACGGCCAGCGTCAGGCCCCAGTTAATCGTTTCATCCGCATACTCAGTCGGAATCCGGTACTTGCTCATAAACTCGCCCACCGACAAATCCGGCCAAAATCCATCGTTCGTAAACGCTGCGGCAGTAGTCAGACTAGGCTTACCGGTAAGACTCATAAATGCCTATCAAAAAAATAAAAGAAATGTAGGGTGGATTCGCGCCAGCAATCCACCGCACCGCCCGAGGCCAAACACAACACCGGACAAAATTAGGTGCCTGGGACAAACAACCTGCAAAAACTGCGCAACGCGAGTTTAGCGGGTGGTTGCCAGCCCAGGGCTTGAGGAGCCGTTATTCTGCCGCTGTAAAATCGACGTAATATTCCTTGCCAATTTCGAAATATTCAGCGGCAGGTTTATTAACAATGTTTAGGGAAATTTCACCGTATGGAGTCGCATTGAAAAATTCTTCGTTTTCTTTGCTGCCGTAATAAACAGGCTGAAGTTTTATCGATCCTGAATTTTCAGGACTCACCGAAACACATTTAAATTTCGCTCTAACAGACATGATATTTACCCTTAAAAAAATGATTCAGATCCAGCACAGTTAATCCCAACCATGCTGGCCACCACATTCAAAACCAACTATGCCTGCCGGCATCATTCCGCCGGCGCACCCGGAAACTTATTAATATTGGCCACAGCCTCAGCCTTCAGCGTCTTCACCCCCGCGCCATCCGGATTACACGCCTCGGCCCGGTTACACAAATCCAACACCGCCATCCAATCCCCGCCAACCTTCTTATGCTTAGCCAAAATCACAAACATCTTCGATTTCACCGGCGGCGCCAAACTCCACTTTTCCCGCTCAATCGTCGCGACCAAAACATCCAAATACGGGCTAGCCGACTCCCGCTGCTCCAATTTCAACAACGCATTCGCCCAGTCATAAACCGAATCACAAACAAAAGTCGGAATATCCCGATCAAACTTTGTCGGCGTCTGGTGTATCCCCTGTTTGATCAGCAAAAACGCCAACCCCAACCCGCGCTCAATATCCAGCACATCAAACAACCAAATCATCAGCCGCACAGCAATCGAATTCGGATACGCATCGCCACCATTGCCGTATTCCTCGACAAACGGCCAATACGTCTCGATCATGGTTTTTTTCGCCAGCGCCTTAGCCTCCAACGTCGGCAACACCGCCAAACTGGCAAGGTCCGCATCCATAGCCGCCTGATAATGCGCCAAAGATTTCGGCAAAGCGGCAACCGCCGGCTTCAAAACCACCGAAACAGCCGCCTCATACGGATGCGGCTCCCCGCTCTCCGCCGCATCGGCAATCTGTTTCAACTTGATCTTATGCAACGGATTATGCGGATCGAGCCGATGAACATCATCCCGCTCCGGCACAAACCCGGCTTGGTACGGATGCGGCTCGCCGGCCTCCAACGCATCGGCAATCTGCTTAGCTTTCAGCGCTAATAAAGGATTTTCCATGGCCTACGCGTAGGTAATATTTTCGATCAGCGCAGCATTACCTTCATGCTCCACCACATAACCCTCGTTACGGCTGTTGAAATCCTCAAACTGATCCTTGCGCGGATAGTTCTGTTGCATCCGCCGCCAGCTCGTATCCTGCCAATAAATACTCAGGTTTTTAAGGCAGGTCACCATAATCGCATTGGTCGGGAAAAACGGCGGCACCATCGCCACCAAACCGCCGTAGGTATCGATAATCCGCCCTTCTTGCAGCATCCACCCCTTCTGCATCGGCGTATTACCGTTGATGCTGTAATATTTGCCCTTCGCATACTGCACAACGTTCCGGCCCAATAAAACAATCAAATCCGGATCGTCGCGAAACTCAATCGACAGCATGGTAATCGCGTTATAAACCAGCGCGTCCAAGTTCGGAAACGTGGTCCCACCCAACTGCACCGGGGAACCACCCGTAGCCGTCACCACCTGCGACCCGCTGTTATACTCGCGCAACAACTGCAACCAGCCCTTATTCACGTCCTCCAAATTCGGCGACGTGCTGATATTACTGGCCGACGCCGCAGACGTACCGTTCCAGCCGATCCGCACCCGGTCGTTACCAATCGCCTTGGAAACCGCCATCCCATACCGCGCCGCAAAATCCGGAAATTTCGCCCAGGAATCAATCGTCGAATACTTCAGCGCCACATCAGACTCAGTCTTATACAGCGTATAAGGCTGATTGCTCAGCGCCACCAAATTCTTCGGCGACCGCTCGCCAGACCCGGACGTATCCGTCCGGCTCGTCACCAGGCCGGACAAGCCCAAAATAATCTTCTCGCCGGTCATCTGCGTAACCGGCATCACATTAATCAACTGCAAAAACCAGTTGCCGTCCAAAATTATTTTATCGTTCAGCGTTTGCGCCAATGCCGGCGTCGCGGTATACATTTCCCCCGGCACCCCACCGTAATGCTCAGCGGTCAGGGCAATATGC